TCTCGTAGCCACGCTCTTACCGCTCATCCTCGCGACATTAAACCCGGGCAATGGCAGGATGTGGGCTGGCGTTTCTTGCCTTGCCTATTTAATGAGCTTGTGGATTTTGTGGAAATAGAACAAGCGTGGCATACTTGTATGTGGGACGACGAAGCTCGCAAAAAATACAATCCGCCTTGGTGGCGCAGTGGTTGGTTGCGTTGGCGCACTTGGCGTTGTCCAGAAGCAGGCATTGCTTATTTAGATTGGGCAGCCACGTTAACTAACAAAGACTTTATTGAAGAAGGTGAAAAAGAAGAGCCAACTTACCAAGCCAAAGCCGCACAAGAAATCAAAGAGCTTTATCTATGGTGGACTCAAACATATCGTAATCGTCCAGATCCTTATGATGCCAGTGGTTGGACTGCCTACTGTGAACTAAGCCGTTTACAAAATAATGGCAAATTATCTCTTGACTGCGACAAAGATAGCCCAGAACTTAAAAAAATTGCCGATTTGGCAAGCGAAGAACTTCGTAAAATCGAAGCTGCTTATGAAGCAGAAGATGAAGCAATGATGATTAGACTCATTAAAATCCGTAACTCACTTTGGACCTAATATGGAAGACTTTTTTGATTTTTTGTTTTATTTGTTTTGTGCGTATGCCGCAGTTAAGATTCTTGAAATGATTGTTGCCGATCATCTTGAGAAAAAACTTGAAGCCCACAACGAATTCCGCAGTCGAATAAACGAAATCATTCACCGTGTGAACATTGAACAACACGCCGAAACCTACTACTGGTTTGATATGGATGACGGGGAATTCTTGGGCCAGGGCAAAAATACCGAAGAAATCATTGTTGTATTAAAACAACGATTTCCCGAGCATATTTTCCTACTGCCCACACACCAAAAAATACACGCTCCCAGCTGGACTCCTGAGCCCTATACTGTGCAAAATCTATCAAAATCTTTTGACAAATAATGGCAATTTTGCTATAATTACAGTATTGGCTAATTAGGAGTATTTCAATGACTATGCATCTTGCACACCCCAGTTTGAGTCTCAGCGGTAAGAAAAAAGGTAAAGTTAAGTTTAAGAGTTCAGCTGACGCTCAACGAGCCCGTCAATTAGAAGCAGATTGGCAACAGTTATTAAATTCTCACGGTGTTAGCCAAGAAGATAAAAAACGCAAACGTGCGTTGGCCGCAGAACCGTTGGTCTACAGTTTATCTACTCCAGTGGGTCGTACCAATACCAAACATATTCCCAGTCGAGACAGTGGGCATATGGGTGCAGTTTCCAGTAAACCTATCCCACAGTATACAGGTACAAAAATTATTGGTATTGGTACTATGCACAAGTCAAATGCAGTGCCAATTTTCAGCGATGACGAGGCGGTAGAAATCAGCCGTATGAGAAGGTAAATAACTGTTTATAATAGGAGATTCAGTGGCTAAAGAAGAAGGTATGAAAATGAACGGCGTTGTATTTGAGGTATTGGGCAACGCTATGTTTAGGGTTAAATTAGAAAACAGTGAACATATGGTCACTGCTTATATCGGTGGAAAACTACGCAAACACGATATCAAAGTTATTCAGGGCGACCGCGTGGTTATGGAAATGAGCCCTTATGATTTATCAAAAGGCAGAATTATGTATAGAAACTGATTTCTATAAATAGTTTTATGTCTGAAACAAATTTACGCAATTTAATTGATCTAGTAGAAGCCAAAGGTAAACCAGAACTAAAGCTGGAGCGATTGCCCTACGGCCGTTCACAACTTACTCCTGTAATGAGCAATCGTACTGTAGAATATCACTACGGCGAATTGGCCAAAGGCTATGTTGATCGTTACAACAAAGGCGAAGGCGACCCAGTTTTCAACGAAGCTGGCGCTTATTTGCACAATATATTCTTCCCCCAACTTATGCCTCCCAAGCAGGGCAACAAGCCACACGGAGCCAGTCTTGCGCTGATTGACCGCAAGTACGGCAGCTTTGATGCTTTCAAGAAAGAAATGAAAGAACAGGCTATGAAAATCCAAGGTTCTGGGTGGATTTACTTGGCACGCAACGGGGATATCAAAACTATCAAGAACCATCAAAAGCGTACAGATATCGCACTACTAATCGACTGGTGGGAACACGCTTACAATTTAGACTACGGTTCAAACAAAAGCAAATACTTTGATAGTATATGGCGTATTATCAATTGGGATAAAGTAAACGTTAGAATCTACGCTGGAAAATAAAACACAGATAGAATACTATAAAACCCGATAAATAAGTTATACCGGGTTTTATACAATATGTCTTTACTTGCTAATTTATCTCTTCCATTCACTGGTGCGGCCCCAAATGACGGGTCTGGCACTACTTTACGCGATGCGTTCAACGAAGTCAATACTGATTTATCGTTAATAGCTGCCGCAGTTGATCATCTCAATACATTAGGAATAACAAGCGGTCCGCAAGGACCAACAGGCCCAAGCGGTCCATCGGGCCCAAGCGGTGCAATTGGTCCACAAGGTCCGATTGGACCAATCGGTGCGTCTAGTACAGTACCAGGTCCGCAAGGTCCACAAGGACCAATCGGCCCATCGGGCCCTCCCGGAGGTCCACAAGGACCACAAGGCGATATTGGACCATCAGGACCAAGCGGTCCGCAAGGCCCAACAGGTCCAGCAAGCAATATACCAGGTCCAATCGGGCCATTAGGCCCAGCAGGACCAACAGGACCAAGCGGTCCAACAGGACCAGCAGGAGGACCACAAGGCCCAACAGGCCCAGCAGGTAGTGCAGGCCCAGCAGGTCCAGCAGGTAGCACAGGTCCAGCAGGGCCAGCAGGTCCAGCAGGAACCAACGGTGCTGCAGGTCCAACAGGTCCAGCAGGTCCAGCAGGTAGTACAGGTCCAGCAGGTCCAGCAGGTCCTTCAGGTAGTCCAGGACCAAGTGGTCCAGCAGGTAGCACAGGTCCATCAGGTCCAAGTGGTCCATCGGGAGCAGCAAGCACAGTTCCGGGCCCAACAGGACCAAGTGGTCCAGCAGGTAGCACAGGCCCAGCGGGTCCAGCAGGTCCTTCAGGCAGTCCAGGACCAAGTGGTCCAGCAGGTAGCACAGGCCCAGCAGGCCCAGCAGGTCCGGCAGGTCCAATCGGTCCAATCGGACCAGCAGGAGGAACAGGACCGTCTGGTCCGTCGGGTAGTCCTGGTCCACAAGGACCCGCTGGTAATACAGGTCCTTCAGGTCCGTCGGGACCAAGCGGAGCAACAGGAGCACAAGGACCACAAGGTCCAACCGGACCGTCAGGGGCACAAGGACCACAAGGACCAATTGGTCCAATAGGCACACAAGGATTATTAGGCCCAACCGGACCGTCAGGAGTACAAGGACCACAGGGACCTCTTGGAGCACAAGGCCCACAAGGCCCGCAAGGTGCAAAGGCAGGATTAAAATACTATTGGGATGGCGCTAATAGCGGTGTAGCAGGAACTAGTGGAAACGGTAGTCTTAGAACCAGTCAAAGTAACACATATCTTGCTTGGACTAACGCCACTAATTTATATATAAGTGCATACGATGCCAATGGAGTTAGTCTAGTTAATTATATTACACAATGGGGAGCCAGTACTGGTCTTATAAAAGGACAAATCATTATGCAAGATAGTGCAAATGATTTTGTAGTTTATAACATAACTGGTTCAGTTATCAATAATTCAACTTATTTTACTATTCCGGTTACTTCTGTCGGCAGCTCATCCACTGTTCCAGCCAACAATACCACATTATATCTTGAATTTGTTCGTACAGGTGATGTGGGACCAAGCGGTCCACAAGGACCACAAGGAACAACAACTTACGTATATAATGTTAAAAGTCCAGTGTATGGAGCCAAAGGAGATGGCTCAACCGACGATACCGCAAGTATTCAAAGTGCAATTACTGCAGCTACTACCACTGGCGGAACAGTATTTTTCCCAGCCGGTACTTATAAAATTACCAGTGGTGTATCGCTATCAATAACAAACGGTAGTGATCCTGGTCCCAGAGTGCACTTTCTCGGAGAAGGTATTGGAGCCAGTATAATTAAACAGTTTTCCAGTTCTAGCAATGGTATTAACATAGTTTCAACTAATGTAAACTGTTATGTTCAGATTTCCAGTTTAACCATATTAGGTGCAGGCGGCGGATCTGGAATTAATTTTAGCGGTGGTTGGTTCTGTAGAATTAGAGATTGTGAAATATACAACTGGATCAACGGTGTTTACGCTACAAATATGATTGCATCTACCATAGATGCTTGCTATATCAAATATAATACTACCGGTGTTGCTATCACTAATGCCGCAGGAACAGGTCAAATTGATCCTAGCGGTATCAACATTATCAATACTGAAATTGGCTGGAACACCAGTATAGGTATTAGTATAACTGGGCCCAGTAATTTTACCATGACCAGCTGTTATGTGGATAACAACGGTACAATTGGCAGCAGCACCTATGCTGTGCAATTGTATGATAGCGGTGGAGTAGTGGCTGAAGTTGATCCAGCAGGATTTATGATACAGGGCACGCTATTTTATCAAAACGGCGGTGTAGCTGACATCTTAGTAAGACAAGATGTTGCGAGAAGCGGAGTAACTGGAACTATTATTGGTTGCGGATTCACTAGAACTCCTACTAATTATACCACTAACAATATATCTTTGCAAGGATCTGCATCTACTACTACTTTCCCTGTTAGCATTATCAGTTGCGGATTCTATGCAGGGAATTATAGTGCAAGTCGTCCAACCATTGGAAACTCCAGTAATTGGTGGCCAGTTTTACTACAGGCTTGTAACTTTGGTAGCAGCGTAGATCAATATGTACCACCAACTCCATCCAATGGAACAAGCCCTGGTGTATTGGGACAAACTATAGTAGATAAAACAGGTGGTAATTTGTACTTCTGTTATGCACCAAACACGTGGGCAAAGATTAGTGGTTTAGTCTATGCTTCATTTTAATTAAGCTAAATAATTTATACAAGGAACATTAAATCATGTCTATCTCTTTTGCAAATGTTAACACAGGAACTACGGCCAATGACGGCACAGGTACACCACTGCGTGATGCATTTAACATAATCAATACCAATTTTAGCTTAATTAACCAAGCTGGTGTTGGAAATTCATATAACGGCGGAACTATTACTAACTCACTGAGTGTGTTAGGCGGTGTCCAAAATACTCCAATTGGTAATTCAAATCCCAGTACTGGTTATTTTACCAGTGTTACCACTAGCGGAGGCATTACTTTACAAGGTCCAAATAGCCCAATCATTGAAAATGGCACAGGCGGTCAAACTGGTTATGTGTTAACTAGTACCGGCCCAACAAGTACTCCTGTATGGGCAGCTCCTACAGGTGGAAACAGTGGCAATGGCGGTGGCGGTAGTGGTGGCGGAATTACTACACTCAGTGCTAATGTATTGAACGACTTGGGCGATGTTGTTATCACATCTCCATCAAATGGTCAGGTATTGAAGTATAACGGAACAGACTGGGTCAATGGTACTGTTAGCAGCGGAGGTGGTGGTGGCAATATTAGTTTACCATCAGATGCAAGAGGATTCTTGTATGATAACGGAGCTGGCACACTCAGCTGGGGATCTGCAGATTATACTTATAATGTAAAAACACGCTATGGTGCTACCGGCGACGGTACTACCAATGATGCGGCTGCTATTCAAAGCGCAATTAATGCTGCTATAGCCAATGGCGGTACAGTATTTTTCCCAGCAGGTGTTTATAATATCGGTTCAACTTCATTGACCTGTACTATTACTAATAATAGCAACGACGACACACCTAGTATGAAACGCCCACACTTCTTAGGTGAAGGTGTTGGTGCTAGTATTATTAAAGCTAGTGCTACTAGCAATGCATTAGTTATCACTGATACCGTTGGCAGTAATTTTGGTAATACATATAGTGTTATTTCAGGCCTTAGTTTTATTGGTACCGGAACTCCTAGTCCGTCCACAATAGCAGGCGGTATTGTTGTGCTCAATGACGGATTTGTTGCTATTCGTGATTGCGAAGTAGCTAATTTTACTTTTGGAATAGCTGGTTTACAAAACGTTGGTTTTACTATTGATCATTGTATAGTAAAAAATAATGTCACTGGTTTTTATTCTGCCGGTGCTATTTCAGGATCTGGCTCAGGGTTAGTTGATCCAAATAATATTAATTTTATTAACACAACTTTTTATAAAAATTCACAGTCTGGTGTCTTTATCAGAGGTGGCAGCACTATTAATATGTTTGGTGGTTTTGTGTATGAAAATGGTATTAACGGCATATCCTTAGAAGACATCGGCGGTGACGGTGGTGGTGCGACTACTGCTGGATTTAATCTACAGGGTGTTGCATTTATTAATAACGGAACCGCAGATCACAGTGGTGCTCAATTAAATATTGTATTAGATAGTAATGCTCAAGCTAATTTAAGCTCATTTACTACAGGTATTGTAAATGCTTGTAGCTTTGGTATGAATGGCAACGTAGGCTACTCTACCGCTGGATATATAAACACTGCCACTGCTCAAGTCAATACATATTTTCCAGTAACTGTTACTTCTTGCGGGTTTACATCTGATGCTGATCACAGCTGGCCTGCTGCATATAATTATAATCATTATTTCCCTCTACAATTTATCGGTTGTAATTTCCAATACCAAAGTATGGAATACATTCCTCCTGCCCCATCATCAAATGTTAGTTTGGGAATTCAAGGAGAATTTAGAGCTAACCTCTCCGGTTATTCTGACGGATCTTTTCCAATATATTACTGCTATGCTCCCAATCGTTGGATTCAAATTAGTACACAAGGTTATTTAGAGCAAGGCCCAACCGGCGGACCTTGGTAATAAGAGATTTAACAATGTATGGCAGTTTTATGGAATACCCCAGCCGGGCTAATAGATACACTAAGTGATTTAACGACATACCGTTACACACTTAGTGCTGTCGACACCTTTGGCGGCCCGATGGAATACACATTAATTGCCGGAAGTCTTCCTGATGGAATGAGTTTTGCTGATGGCGGACTTGTTGTATTATACGGAAATGTAAATGCAGTTATTGGTACTAGTACCAGCACCTTTGTAATCAGAGCAACTTCAAATGCTGGAGTGATTGCAGATAGAACATTTAGTTTTATTGTTAATGGTGCAGGTGAACCTAGTATACTGCCAGATACCAGTCAATTGGGCGTGTTTGATAGTACAACTTTTGCAAACATACAAATAGAATTAAAAAACATCAATAGTACTACTCCCACAGAGTACACACTGGTCAACGGTGAGTTGCCTAGGCAACTCACATTAAGCAACACTGGTACTATTAGCGGTTACATTACTCCAGGCTATTCAGACAATTACGATTTTACAGTACAGGCCAAAAACGGCAATGTCACTGTGTTGAAATTATATTCAATTGCAACACTAGATGCAGCTCAACCTACTGCAAATTTAACCGCAGATGGAACTTCACTCCCAGATCCGTTTAGTGTTAATCTAACGTCAGACCTAGGTTCGGTAGTTGGTTATCCTTTTTCTTTTACTGCAGACGAAACACAATTAATATATCCTACATATTCTCCTATTTTATATACGCCCAGTGGTAGCATAGGAACTGCGATACAGGATACAAATTTTGCATTCCAATTGGATGCACACGATTATAACGGCAAAGAATTAACCTACGAACTAGTAAGCGGATACTTGCCACCAGGCTTTAGGTTGAATTCAACAAATGGCTGGATCACTGGATTTGTTCCCTTGGGCAGCATCACTGAGTTTTCCTACACTTTCACTGCCAAAGTATACGAAACATTATATCCCGTAAACCAAAGTGATACAAAGACCTATACCATCAATATTGCAGTCGATGTTAACAATCAAGTTATTTGGGATACTGCGGCCAATATCGGAGAAATTTGCAACGGATCTATTAGTAATTTTTCAGTCTCCGCACACACAGTCAGCAATCGAACATTGACTTATAAACTAAAAACTCCTGGTGCTATGCCGTATGGGCTAGAGTTGTTGTCAGATGGCACCATATCAGGCCGTGTTAGCTTTAATATGGGAACACATTATTTAGGAAATACCAATGTGTCACTAAATGACACAATTGATAGTACTGTGATAGATATTGATAGTACACTTATTACCGTCGACTCGACCGTTTATAGTAGTTCTTTCATTGCTACTACTGTGGGTGCAAAAACATTGTTTACATTTACTGTTAGTGCGACAGATGCTTATGGCTATGCCTACGGTGAAAAGACCTTTACAATTACTGTAGATAATTGCAACCCATCTCCATATGAAAATTTATATATTCAACTATTGCCCAACAGAGATCAACGCAACTACTACGAAAATATCGTCAACAATACTGATTTAATTCCCTGGGAATATTTGTATAGACCTAATGATCCATGGTTTGGTCTTAATAAGTTAAGAAGAATATTATTTTTATCTGGTGTTAATGTCGAGCAAACAGTATCATACCTGCAACCAATGTCTTTTAATCATTATTGGAAACAGTTGAATTTTGGTAAGGTCAAATCTGCAATAGCACAGGATGAAAATTTTAATACCATTTACGAAGTTGTATATATTGAAATATTAGAAGACAATGTAAATAGCCAAGGCCTAGGGCCAGCAGCAAACATTGCACTAAACCCCAATACTATTGGAGTAAATTCAGCGTATCCAAATACGTTTGCTGATATGGCTAATAATATATCTGGCAGATTTGGATTTGAATCTACCGACTCAACTCCTTTGTGGATGGTTAGCCAACAACCAGATGGTACTGTGTTGGGATTCACAAGAGCATTGGTATTGTGCTACTGTTTACCAGGCAAATCTGCAGAAATAGCCTACAGAATTAATCAAACAAATACCAAATTTAATCTAATAGATTTCAAAGTTGACAGATACGAATTAGACTCATTGTTATCACGTTACTATAATAAACAAAATAACGAATTTATAGCCAGCTACGACAGCGGCCAAGGAACTATAACCTGTAGTCACTTTGGTAATACTGTTTCTTATATTGCCACAGATATTATTGGTAACGGAACTATAAGCGGTACTAAAGGATCGCTAACAATTCACGGTACAAATTCAAACTTTGATAGTCAACTTAGAGTCGGCGCTAATTTATATGCCAACACCGCCGGAATTATTACTAGTATTAACCTAGGCACTATTGTTGAAATAACAAATGCCAATTTGTTAACAGTGATAAATCCGTTGCCTGTTACAATATCTAATCTAAATTATCATATCGAAAGCATACCTACTGCGTTTACCACAGATTTACACGTGGGAGATGAGATACTGGTTAACAATCTTAGCGTGGGAATTGTAAAAACAATAACCAACGACAGTCAATTGGTTCTTGCTGACAATGCATCGTTTGATGTAACACATCAACCATACACACATACCGCAAGGGATCCGTACAGCATACCCGAGCAAGGAGATAAATATCTTAAATTCCCCAATGTTAGAGTTATCTCCTCTAATTACACAATCCCGGAGTATTAAAATAAATGCCTAGTCAAATTAATTACACAAGCATCGACGCTACTTTTCCTATAGCAGGGCAGAATAATTCCAGCCAAGGATTTCGTGATAACTTTGCTAATATTCGAACCAGTTTACTAACTGCTTATACAGAAATATCTAATCTACAAGCCAACTCTATTGTAATCGGCGGAACAAATGATTTAACTGGCACTAACATTAATAATGCTATTATCAACGGTGGAAGAGAACTTGAATATAATTTTGGTAGTGTGAGTGGAGCTCAAACTGTTGATTATAATAACGGTACTTACCAAATTATCACTTTGGGCGGAAGCACTGTAGTAACAAACATTGTAAATTGGCCAGCAGCATCCGAAGGCACACGTGCCAAAATGATTATTGAAGTGGATGTACCAAACGTTGCCAGTACATTTACGTTCCCAGACACAGTAAATTTGAATATGGAAACCATTGCAGGTGCCAGTGGCCATACGGTAACTTTCCAAAACATCGGAGTATTTGCTTTCGAACTTAGCAGCAATGACGGTGGTGCCAATATGTCAATTTCTGATCTAAGCAGAAATCGAAATACTGTAGAAGATAACCTTGGTGTATATGGCAATGTTACTGCACAAAACTTTATTGGTAATTTTGTCAGCAGTGGCAGTGACTTGATGTTGTCTGGCAACATTGATGCAACCAATGTAAACGCTACCGGAATTTACGGAAACATAATGTCGCCTATTCAAACCAGTATCACAACACTGGGTAGTTTGAATAGCCTAAGTGTTACCGGTGATGCTAATGTTGGTAATGTAACTGTAACCGGCATTACTGATATGTGCGGCGGTACTGCTTATGGAGTCCAATATGTTACTCCTGCAACAGGCACCAGTGTACAATTATTATCAAATGTAGGCGTTAGTATTATTAATCCAACCGGCACAATTGCTGCATTAACACTATTAATGCCAGCAACTCCAATGAATGGCCAAAGCATCGACGTTACTTTTGGTAATGCAGTTACATCTTTGGGATTGACCCCAGCACCTGGATCCGGTCATACAGTGATTGGACAATCATCAAATGTAAGTATTTCCAGCGGTGCAGTGGGAAGTTGGATATTCTACAACAATACTTGGTACATTTTACACGCATTACAGGCGTAAAATCATTGACTTTATTTTATTAATAGTTTATAATAGCTTGTAAATCGAGTAAATAAATTATATATTTTGGAGAACAAGATGAAACAAACACTATCATCTTTAATTTTACTGTCTTTGGGCGTAACAGCATTTTCCCAAACAGTTGATGTAGCAACTGTGGTTAATGTTCAACCAAGATACGTTACTGTTAGACAACAACAATGCCAACAACAAGAAGTTGTGCGTGATAATAGTCGTGCAGACGGTACCATTGGTGCATTGGCTGGTGCAGCCATTGGCAGTACTATAGGCGGAAACAATCGAGATAGATTGGCAGGCGGAGTAGTTGGGGCATTGGTAGGCGGAGCCATTGGCAATGATGTTGGCCGAGACAATGCTCAAGCAGAAGTCCGTAATGTATGTAGATTCGTACCAGTTACGGTACAACAAGGCAGCGTGGTGACCTTTAACTACCACGGACAGATGTTTACCCAATCATTCCAACAATAAGGAGAATGTAATGAAAAAAGTTTTAATTGCAAGTTTATTAGCATTAGGATTAGCAGTAACTGCCAGTGCCCATGGGCCATATCGTGCATTTGGTTGGCACGGTGGTTACTATCACGGCGGCTATGGCTGCGGTGGATGCTGGGTTGCTCCTGCACTAATCGGCGGTGTAGTCGGTTACGAACTAGCTCGTCCTGCTCCTGTGATCGTTGAGCAGCCTAGTGTTATTGTACAGGAACCACAAACAGTTGTACAAGCACCTCCTGCTGGTTACCACTGGCAAGCAATGATCGACCCACAAACTAATACTCAAAAGATTGTATTAGTACCAAATTAATATGCACCCACTAACTGAAGATCTATCAAGTCTCAAAGACGAAGAACTGAACAAAAAGATCAGTGATTTGTCATTGAGACTGAATCAAGCCTATAGGTTTGGCAACTACGCATTAACCAGTCAAGTACAAATGGTACTGGAAGACTACCAATTGGAACAACAACGTCGATATCAAAAGAGTATGGACGAAATTTTAAGCAAGAGCAACAAGTTCTCAGGTATAATTGATATTCAATGAAGTATGATCAGTTTGGTCAGTCTTATACAACAACAGAAGAACTTTGTGAATTAATTTACAAAGATCCTACATTAGATTTGACTAATTTTTTAGTCGAAGATTGGGATCGATTCAACACCAGTGTAAAACTCACTTACAGTGATATACCAAGTGTAAAAGAATATCACCCACTGCCACCAGAAACTGATATCGGTGCGTTTCATCGAATGCAACAAAGTTGTTGGCATATGCCCAAAGAGTACATAGATTTAGATATTGCAGCCTATATACTAGGCTTATGCAAGTCTGAAGCAGAACTACAAAGGGCAGGAGAAGAATTACTACTATTTCAAGAACGAGACTTGTTTAATTTGTTGCGTTATATGAAATATTTGGTAGACACACTTCGGACAAATAAAATCGTGTGGGGTGTCGGAAGAGGTAGCTCTGTAGCTAGTTATGTGTTATACTTGCTGGGAGTTCATAAAATCGATAGTCTATATTACGACATAGACATTTCAGAATTTTTGAAATAAGGAAAATAAAATGGGAAAAAACGTATATAAGTCTGCACAAGGCAAAATAGTAGATATGGATAAGTTAAGACTTATTCATGAAAATGAAATTGCAGTGGGCAATATGAAAGTAAATGCCAGAGGTGATCAAATAGGAACTAACGGTAAAGTTGTTAAAAGTCGGAATGAAGTAGTTAAAGATCATTACAACAGAACCGAAGGCTTAATTCCCAGTACTACTAACAGAAAGCAAAAATAATGGCACTTCCATATACCAATAAAATCAAAGGATTAATCCCATTAAAGGATTATATTTTAGTCACTGATATGAGTTTCGACCAACGCACACTTAGCAGTGGTATTATTATGTTAGGCGATGATAAAAAGACTGACGGCATTCGTCCCCGTTGGGCCAAAGTATATGCAGTTGGTCCTGAACAAACTGATGTTGTTGTAGGACAATATGTATTGGTAGAGCACGGTCGTTGGACACGTGGCAGCAGTATCGAAGTTGACGGTGAGCAGTTGACTATTCGTAGAATTGACGGCAATGCCATTATGCTGGTCAGTGATGAAGCTCCGCCCGCAGACGATAACATCAGCACTGCCGTTGACGCTCAACAGTTAACTAGAACGCAATATGACTAATCTTAAGGCTACAGTAACTCTCGAAGAAGATCCCGATACCGGTGATTTAATTATGCCCATACCCGATGATATTTGGAATGAAACTGGGTGGCAAATTGGTGATACAGTAGAATGGATTGATAATCACGACGGTACTTGGTCTCTAAAGAAAAAGGAATAAGCGTGGGATTCAAAAAAGATTGGGATCTAAACTCTATTAAGCATCAAATTTGGCTGATGCGTGCAGAAATGAATAGTGGATACAACGACGGGTGGACTGCTTGGAGTATAAAACAAGAAATGTATCAACTCAAATGGTTACTTGACGAATCCTTGGTATCTTCCGGTGAGTTTCATGGAGAAGAAGCTTGGCTCAAAGAGCAGGAACAAAATCGTTTGGTAAAAATATTAAAAAATGAGCGACTCTAAAAAAACTTTTGATGATAATTTCCAAGAAATTTTTAGAAGAACTGCTGACAAAATTACCTGCGGATGTTATAATTGCATGAGCAAAATAAAAGATGAATGGAATATACCCCTAACATCTTATACTTTTATTGTCTGTCCAGATTGTGGTAATAAACGATGCCCAAAAGCAACTGATCATAATCTAGCCTGTACAAATAGCAATGAGTTAGATCAACCAGGAAGTAGATATTAATATGGAAATTCAACCCAAAGATACAAGTCAAGGACATTTTTATGTTAGCCTTGTAAAGAGTGCATTACGTATTGCCGCAGGATCTGCTCTTATTATAGGTATGATTGACGTAGGTGGCGGATTGTTTATTGTTGCCGAACTATTAGGCATTTTAGAGGAGATTGTATAATGCCAACAATTTATCAAGAAGTAGAAGTTGAAGTTGAATTAAATGATTTCGACACTGATGATTTGCTCGAAGAGCTACAACGGCGTGGCAAGTTGATCGGCAACGGGTGGGGCGATCCTACCGACAACGAAAGATTAATTAATGCTATTTTTCACAAGCGTAGAGACGGACAAGATTTTACAAAAGAACTAGACGATTTAATTTACAACACCATTGGGAGATTTGTGTGATATTTAATAAAGTAAAAGAACTAAGAGAAAAAGGATTAAAGATCGGAATTACATTTAGTACTTTCGATTTGCTACACGCCGGACATATCGCTATGTTGTCCGAAGCTAAAAATCACTGTGATTATTTGATTGCTGGTCTACAAACAGATCCTACCATCGACAGACCCGACAGTAAAAATAAACCAATCCAAAGCATTGTTGAACGACAAATTAGCCTTAGTGCTTGCCGTTATGTAGACGAAGTAGTTGTTTATCAAACTGAACAAGATCTAATAGACCTCTTGCTAATTCTTCCACTTAATGTTAGAATACTAGGTGTAGAGTATGAAGGCAAACAATTTACCGGAGACGAAGCCTGTTGGAAGCGTGGTATTGAATTGGTTTTTAATGGACGCGACCATAGTTTCAGTAGCAGTAGTTTGCGTAAACGTGTTGCAGATGCAGAAAACAGTAAAGGCAAAAAATGAAAGAGTTATGGACAGAAACCTACAGACCCACTGACATAAATGGATATGTATTCACTGATGTCAGCGTTAAGGAACAAGTAGAAGCGTGGATTACCGAAGGCAGTATTCCGCACTTATTACTACACGGACCTGCAGGTACTGGAAAAACAACTTTGGCTAAAATATTAATCAATCAGCTAAACATAGATCCTTATGATATACTACAGGTCAATGCCAGTCGAGACAATGGTGTAGATTTTCTTAAAACTAAAATTGAAGGTTTTGTTAGTACATTACCATTCGGACATCTTAAAATTGTACTGTTGGATGAAGCAGACTATTTGAGTCACAATGCACAAGGTCTGTTACGTGGGCTTATGGAAACATATCAAAGCCAAGCAAGATTTATCTTAACTTGTAATTTGATACACAAAATTATTCCGCCACTGAGAAGTCGTTCTGCAGAAATACATATTAATAAAACTGATATAACTGAATTTACTGCCAGAGCTGCTACCATATTGGTAACTGAAGGTGTTGAGTTTGATTTGGATACTTTGGACAGTTATGTCAAAGCAACTTATCCAGATCTTCGCAAGTGTTTGAATTTGCTACAACCAAACAGCTCTTCAGGCAAACTTATATCTCCCAAAGAGTCAGACTCTGGCACACAAGATTATAAACTTGCTATGGTAGACCTGTTTAAGCAACGTAAAATCAAAGAAGCAAGAGCATTGTTATGCAGTCAAGCTCGTCCAGAAGAAATGGAAGACATCTTCCGTTGGATGTACGACAATCTAGATCTTTGGAGTGCCACTGATCAAGGACAAGATGAAGCCATCGTTATTATTCGTCGAGGTTTAGCTAATCATACCTTGGTCGGAGATCACGAAATAAATTTAAGCGCAACCATTACAGAATTGGCCCGAATTGAGCAATAAAGACATACATTTGGTAGCTTTTTACCACCTTAAACCCAAGAACCCTAACAAGACTAAAGATGCAGGGTATATGACTAATCCCGACAATATTGCGATGGATGAGTCTATAAATATTACTAGAGGATTAAAAACTCGGGATCAACTGTCAGCAAGAGTGATACTGAATCTATCAAAAGAAACAGTAGTAAGAAATACTTTTAATGATGGTAGAGACTACGCCAGTTTGTTAGCACACTATCAAGAAGGCTACCCGCAGTATATTAATCCATTGCTAGCACAACTATATCCGGAGGAAGTCAATGGCAACGTCAATGTATCTAACCAAGAAGAAGAAAAGAGCAGTTGATCTTGATGCTCCTCCTCGTCCCACACTATTGGGACACGAGAAGGAAATGAAACATTGGCGAGAACAATTCGGAGAGTTGGCTGATAGAAATGTTCACCAAACCATCACTATCAAAGCATTGGAACGCAAAGTCAATAGACTAGAAGCACAGTTAGATGCACTGAGCAGTTATATGAAAAGAAATCTTAGATGATGGATAACGATTATATAAAACAACGTATGGAAGCCATGATGGCTCCTATTGATAGTTGTATACAACTCACCGACGACAGGCAAGATATGTTGATGTTGGCCTGTGCAATGATGCAACGTACTAGGGAAATCTTCGATAATGAAATCGGAGAAGAAGGTCGAAAAATAATGTTCAAGGAATTAAGTTGAAAGATTCAGTAATACTAGTAGATGCAGACGGCGTACTTTTGAATTGGGAATATGCATTTGCAATTTGGATGGAACAACACGGATTCAATATAATTCCTGGCGGCGAGCTAAAATATGATATTGGAGATAGATACAATATCGACCACGAACAAAGTCGCACCTTAATCAAGATGTTTAATGAATCTGCGGCCATTGGATTTTTGCCACCATTGCGTGATTCAATGCATTATGTAAAAAAACTGCACGAAGAACACGGCTATGTATTCCATTGCATTACTAGTCTGAGCACAGATCCTAATGCACAAAAACTTAGAGAAATGAATCTGCGAAAGTTGTTTGGTAAAACAGCGTTTGCTAAGATTATTTGTTTGAGTACTGGAGCCGATAAGGATTATGCACTAGCCCCTTATAAAAACTCAGAGTGTTGGTGGATTGAAGATAAACCTGAGAATGCCGAAACTGGTCATAAATTAGGATTGAATTCTATTCTCATTGAACACGGTCATAATATGTGGTATCAGCACGATGCTATTCCACTGGTTAAAAACTGGCGTGATGTTTACAACATCATTACAGGGAACAACCTAAATTGATCCCTGTAATTATTGCGCGATTAAATCTCCTTGTAAATTTTTAATACTTCGATAACTGCTGGATGTCTTTGAATATCCTTGCCAGTTAACTCGACTCCGTCAACAAAGCGTGCTGCTTTGTAACTGTCAACTAATGCTTTGAAGTCTAATAGGCCATTGTCTAGGTCTGATCGGTCCGCTTGGCGAGTATCGCCAGTGACTATCATTTTACTACCTTCGCCGATCCGGGTTAACAGCATTTTCATTTGGTTAGGTGTCGCGTTTTGCATTTCGTCTGCAATAATCCACGAATTCTTAAATGTCCGTCCCCGCATGAATGCCAGTGGAGATATCTCGATAATTTGTTCGTCTAGCATTCGGGCAATTTCTTTTCTATCGTAATATTCAGCCAATACGTCAAATAAAGGCCTTGTCCACGGTTCCATCTTTTGATTCAAATCTCCAGGTAGAAATCCGTGCTGTTCATCATCTACACCTACTGCTGGTCTGGTTAGCACGATTTTGGTAATCGATCCTTCCTTTAGTGCTTTTATCCCAGCTAACATAGCCAACATAGTTTTACCTGTACCAGCTGGTCCTGTGGCAAAGACTATAATCTTTGTAGGATCAGTTAACAAATTAACGTATGTTTCTTGATTTAGGGTTTTTGGTAGCAGATGAACTTGACGTTTTTTGCTGCTATAGTAAGTGTTCAAACTTACAATTTTGTTGTCTACAACCATTTGTGCTTGTAGTTCTCTACGATTGCTGCTTTTTCTTGACAATGTGTCCTCCTGATTGGATTGTGGACTTGGTGTTGTTAAAAGGACTGTAACAACACAATCCACGATAATATTTAAGACTATGAAAATAGAGCAATCAATAGCTATAATTCTTATTTTACAGACATAAGTATTAAGCTCCGAGCAAACTTCTAAGAAACTACATCTGCTGTCAAAAATAATAAATAACTATATGGCCGCAAATATTAAAGATATCTTAGATAACGTAAAAACCATCTATATGAGTGACAGCAGTTTAGAAACTCTGCTGGACTACGAACGTGTATTAGATGAGCTTGATCTCTATACTTTCAGTAACTGGAAAAAAGGCGAGCTGGTCAACGGCCCAGTATATGAAAAATACTTTGTAACCTGCACTTGGATGTATAACTTCAGAGAAATGCCTGATCCTGCAGGAGCAGAAAGACTATTAAATTATGGTTGCGAAATCAACTATAAAAAAGACACATTGGAATATCCTATCAAAGTTAAAAGTCCCGAAGACTTCAAACCTGGAACAAAAGTTCCACGTATGGTCAGCAAGCCAATTTGGCTAGTGGAAATTACCATTCCCAAACGTTTGATGAGTGACATACAACAGGGATCAATTGAATTAGAAAGCGAAACCCTGGATAGCGAAGAAATTGAAACCGCATACGAGCAAGGTGACGATGATGATGTTTTCCAAACCGCAAATAGCCCACAGGATCAAGCGCAACAAACAGCGCCCAATATACCAAATGTCTAAATTAGCTAAACTACTCGAGGGAGCAGAAAAGGGCGACTTGTTTAGAGTCGTTCATCCTAAACTTCACATTGACGAATTTAAGAGCAAAATGGGAAGTGACAGCAATATCATTGTTCTAAGTTTTAAGTTAACCAGCAAAGAACCCGCCAACGATTTGATGAATTTTATCGAACGTGGCTATCCTTGGGTATTGGATTCCGATGTTAGCTCAGGTGAATTAGATGACGGCGAGTATTTGGTATTTGTAGAACTAGAACGCGATCCCGAAGCTGCTGAACAAATAGTCAAGTTAATGAAGGATCTGCTTAATCTTACCAATCAAAAACTCAGTGACTGGCGTGTACAGTATCAAAAAAGCCGCGAAGAATACGAAATCAGCGAAGAAAGTATTCGTACACACGTACCACTAACTCCCGAGTCGTATGATGCAAAATACAAGTCAGAAAAGGACGAAATCGAGTACGAAGTTCCTGAAATTAGTCCCGAAGATGAAGATGCCAAGTTCAACAAAGAACTAGAAGCAATGAAAGAATCCGCAAGGATTATTACACGTAAACAAGCACCAGTTAATGACTGGACCAACAGTATCAGAGTAGCTGCCGGTTTGAAATAAGTTGGTTTGCTAAATACATTAGCAACTGAACGTTCAAGGAGCAATGATGGCTGACAGTTTTACTTTCAATTTCACGCAAGACCAATTAAATCAAATAGTACCTGGCAATCCTTATATTGACCACTGGTACGAAGCATTTTGTAAAATACTTCCTGATTACGATATCAATACTCCTGCACGTGTAGCAGCATTCTTGGCGCAGTGCGCACACGAAAGCAATGGCTTCAAGGCTATTAAGGAAAACTTAAACTATCGTCCAGAAAGTTTAATGGCCTTGTTTGGCAAACATTTTCCTGGTGGTTTAGCAGAAGCACAACAGTATGCGCACAATCAAGAAATGATTGCCAATAGAATTTATGCAAATCGTATGGGCAACGGAGACGAAGCATCAGGTGATGGATTTCGTTATTGCGGTCGTGGGCTAATTCAATTGACTGGTAAAAGTAATTACAAGCGTTTTGCAGAAAGCATTGATACACCATTGGAAGAAGTTACAGAATTCATGGGCACATTTGAAGGATGTATTCAAAGTGCTTGTTGGTTTTGGGAAACCAACAATTTGAATCGCTGGGCAGACCAAGGCGACATACTTACATTAACTAAAAAAATCAACGGCGGTACACTAGGGTTGGCAGAACGCCAAGCACACTATCAAAAAGCAGTTCAAGTACTAGGCGGTTAATATGTGGATACTGAGTTTTTTGCCTGATAGTTTGCTGCAACTTGCAGTATATGGCACTATCATTGCAGGCGGCGTTTTGTATGCGGCCGGCTTACTAATGAATTTTTTACCTTGGTTAGTACCTTATAAAGAACCAGTACGTATTTTGAGTACTGTATTTTTGGTAGCCGGTGTATATTTTTATGGAAGTTACGACAATGAAATGAGTTGGCGTAAACGAGTAGAAGAAATTCAAGCAAAAGTAGCAGTGGCCGAAGAACAAAGCAAAACTGCAAATGTAAAAATCGATAATAAAATTCAAACTCGCACACAGGTTGTGCACGATGTCAAAGTTGTAGTCAAAGAACGTATTCGCGAAATAGCTGCAAAAGCTGATGCCGAGTGCAAAGTTGATCCAGAAATAGTTAAATCTTTGAATAAGGCTGCAGTAGGCACAAAGGATAGTCAATGAAAAAATCAATCGTAGCATTAGTGGTGTTATTAACAGGATGTGCAACTACTGTACCTGTTACTATGAAATTCCCCCAACGTCCTGAAACTTTATCTCAGTCTTGCCCAGACTTAAAAACCATACCCGAAGACACTGATAAAATCAGTGTGGTATCTGATGTAGTAGTTGATAACTATGCACAATATCGTGAATGTAAAATCAAAGTGGACGGTTGGTTAGAATGGTATGAAAATCAACGTAAGATTTTTGAAAGCATCAAATGAAAAAATTACTAGTACTGTTGTCAATATTTGCATTAAACGGATGTGCTGTTTATGATGCTTACTTTATGGCCAAATTTGATAACAACGAATACAAGTTAATAAACGACATCCGAACAAAAGCAAATCTAGGTGCAGCAAAATGCGGTACCGATGATGCAATTGTAGCAGTGGATGATTTATACAGAACTACAGTAGAATTTAGAAACTACGCAGAATATATTCCTCATAACGAAGAAGTTATAAGGTTAAGCAAAGAGTTCAGCGAAATGGCAAAAACATTCAGTGAACACTACCACACTACTCCCAAGGTTAGTACAACATACTGTACTATTAAATTTGGTAGTTTAGAGAAAAATGCGGTTATAGTACAAAACGTAGTTGGAAGGAAACCAAAATGAGTTTAGAAACAGATTTGCACGCAATGAAAGACAGTGGAGATCCATTTTTAATGGATTTAGGAACCCAAGCAGAAAACATTAAAACAATGTTTGACAACGGAGAACTAACCAACAGTGAGTATTTAGATCTGTTAAACGATCTTATTAAGAGTAAAAATATAAATGATGCGGTACAAGACCTTGCTGCCAAAGAAAGAGTCAACAGTATACTTAACGCATTAGTAACCTTAGCCAGCGTATCATAATAAAGGAGCACAAAATGGCATTAATCGATAGCGTATTAAATCTAATCACAAAACAACCAAAAGATCCGGACGCACCAAAGCCACCAGTAGGTAGCCGTAGCGAACGTGAAGCCAAAATCAAAGACAAAGCAGGTATGGTAATCAGTGTATTTGCACTGATCCTAGCTGTTAACAGTTGGTACGGCGGAAAACTAAGCAGTATTACATTAAACAATACCATTGCAGCCAATGATGTGTGGAGTTTTTACGAAGCCAAGAGCATTAAACAAATTTTAGCTCAACAAAGTTTAGACGATGCGGTTGAGCGCCACCAAGATGAAAAAGCTGCAAAATTAAAAGCCAAAATTGATCGTTACGAAAGTGAACCCGAGACCGGTGACGGCAAAAAAGAACTAATGGACAAAGCACATAAACTAGAAGCCGAGCGTGACTATGCTAAAAAGCAAAGTCCTTGGATCGGTTTTGCCAGTACACTATACCAATTGAGTATCGTTGTATTATCAGCAAGTATTTTAGCTGTTAGTATGGAAATGTTCTGGGGAAGTTTCTTTGTTGCAGGATTAGGTTTATTGCTAAGTAGTCAAGGTGTTTGGCTTTGGTTACCAATTTAACCAAAATTATAAATAACATATCAATCAGGAACTAAAATGGCTGACCAAGATTATTGCGCACCAAGTGCTAGCGAAACAAAAAAAGAAGATTGGATGAACAGTAAATGGCGTCCAATGATGGGCTGGATGTATATGCTAGTCTGTACTATGGACTTTGTAGGATTCCCAGTATTGTGGAGTTTATTACAAATGATTAGTCATGGTAATGTAAGTAGCCAATGGCAACCATTGACTTTACAGGGTGCTGGATTATTTCATATTGCAATGGGTGCAGTTATCGGTATTAGTGCTTATGGACGTACACAGGAAAAATTAGGCGGTGCGGCAGGACCTACTATGAGCTTTCCACAAGGCGCAGGGACAACTTATGTGCCACCTGGGCAGGGAATGGTCAATGTAAGCAATCAGCCTAATATGGGCAGTGGAATGGGCGGAGGGTTTGGAGGAAGCTCTAGTGGGTTTGGAGGAGCAAGTAATGGCGGATTCGGTTCATCAACAGGCGGCAGTTCAGCATTTGGCGCACCTTCGTCAGGAGGATTCGGCGCATCAACCGGTGGTTTTGGTTCACCAACAACACCCGCCCCAGCCGCAGGAGGCTTTGGCAGCAGTACAGGCACTGGAACGGGAACGTTTGGGGCTAGTACAACACCAGCACCAGCAGCCGGAGGCTTCGGAGGGGGTTTTAATAGCGGGTGTGGAACAACAACTCCCGCAACTTCCGCCCCAGCGTTAAACGCTAAGGGCCAAAAGGTTGTTCCAACAGATCCAGATCCAATACTATAAAGGAAAATTATGAAAAGTCTATTAATCGTTTTATTGTCAATGTCGTTAGGTGTAGCATTTGCAGAAACTACACCCGCAGTTCATAAAAAAGCCGAGACAACAAAAGCAGCTCCTGCAAAAAAAGCAGAAGCAGCTCCTGCAGTCAAGCATCATAAAAAAGTTGAAGGAACAGAAATTCCTTCTGCTCCAGCTAAAAAATAAATATCTTTAGCAAATGGTAAGAAGGCAGTTGACTACTGCCTTTTTTTATTGTATACTTTATCTATGAATTACTATGAAACATTGGGTGTGCCAAATACTGCATCGGAAGATGAACTCAAAAGAGCTTATCGAAAATTAGCCAGTCAGCATCATCCAGACAAAGGCGGAAATACTGCCAAGTTCCAGGAAATTCAAGAAGCTTATGCTACACTGAGTGATCCGCAAAAACGTGCTCAATATGATAATCCTCAACCGCAAATGGGAGGGGTTCATTTTAATTTCAACGGTCATAATATAAACGATATATTCAGCCAATTTGGATTTAATCCTTTTGGCGGCGGCGATCCTTTTGCCAATTTCAGACATCAGCAACAACGAAATAAAGATATACGGGCCAATTTAAGTGTGACGCTCGAAGATACACTAGCAGACAGGGAAAAACACCTAAACATTAGCACTGGCCCAGGACAAACACAAGAAGTTACTGTAACCATCCCACGTGGTATTACTCCACAGACCACAATCAAATATCCTGGACTAGGTGAACAAGTATATCCAAATTTACCAAGAGGCGATCTATATCTTACTATAAATTTGATGACCAATTGGAAGTTTCAAACTGCTGGATTAGACCTAATAACAGACTTGACATTAGACTGTTTTCAAGCTATACTAGGTAGTGAACAAACAGTAGTTGGCCTAGACGGAAAACAATTTGTAATCAAAACACCCGCTGGTTGCCAACACGGTACCAAATTAAAAATTTCTGGTGAGGGCCTGTGGGGATTTCAACAAGACATCAAAGGACATTTATTTGCACGTGTTAACATTACTATCCCAACCGATCTTTCGGAAGAAAAGGTAAGTATTATCCGTAATCAACTGCTCGCAGGTTAAATATTTTATAACAACTAAATTAAATGCTACAAAACAATCCAGACATTGACTCTATTATCGAAGTTGCTACAAAAATAGCACAAAGTAAAAACCACGAATATGTAACCTTGGAACATTTATTGTTGTCTATGGTAACGTATCAGCCATTTACAGAAACTCTATCATCATTTGGTTGTATTGTTGACGAAATGCAAAGAGAAATAGACACATATTTAGACAAACAAACATATTTGAGCAACAAAGGGTTCGACCCGGTTCCCAAGAAAACTCATAGCCTAGAACGTGTATTCAACCGTGCATTCACACAGGTACTGTTCAGTGGCAGACAAACAATGCAATTGGTTGATTTGTATTTGAGTTTAATGAACGAAGAACGCAGTCACGTAAGATACTTTTTACTCAAGTACGGAGTCGAGCGTGCTGCATTTGTGGAACATTGGAATAAAGTCAACGATTCACCTAAAGATGGAAAAAGCAAAAGGAGCAGATCTGCAGTGGACGGTATTTTAGAAGAACATTGCGAAAATCTAAACGAGCAAGCCGAGCGTGGGGAAATTGATCCTGTTATTGGTAGAGAGCTTGAAATCGAAGAAATCACACAGGTACTGGCTAAACGTAATAAATCAAATGTACTAATGGTAGGCGATCCTGGTGTAGGTAAAACTGCTATTGCAGAAGGCCTTGCACGTAATATTGTTAACGGCAATGTACCTGAATATTTGAAAGGGTTCGTAGTTTACAATTTAGATATTGGCAGTTTACTTGCTGGTAGTAAGTATCGCGGCGAATTCGAAGAAAAACTCAAGGATGTTATTCGTGCATTGAATACCAAAGGCAAGTGTATTTTGTTTATCGACGAAGCACATCAAATGAAAGGTGCAGGCGGCGGAGCACAAAGTAGTGTGGACTTTGCTAATATGATTAAACCAGCACTTACCAAAGGACGTATTAAAGTTATTGCTAGTACAACGTGGGAAGAATATACACAAAGTTTTGAAAAGGATCGTGCACTAATGCGCAGATTCTATAGACTAACTGTAGAGGAACCTACCCCAGCGGTTGCTAAAGATATTCTTAAAGGATTGAAAGTGCATTTTGAAGCGTTTCACGGTGGTATGATTACCGATGAAGCCATTAACTCAGCAGTAGATCTCAGTGTGCGTTATCAAACAGACAAACGCTTGCCCGACAAGGCAATTGACTTAATCGATACTGCGGCTGCAAAACTTAAAATTGTTGCCCCAGACTTTATTGTACGCAAGAGTCATATTATCGATACACTCAGCAAGTTTACCAAGATTCCAGTGGATCAAATGGATCAACAGGGCAACAATAGTTTAGAAAAATTGGAACCCAATATCAAAACTAAACTGTTTGGACAAGATGCTGCAGTAGATGCTGTATTAGATAAAATTTATGTAAGCCGTGCTGGACTTAAATCAATTAACAAGCCTGTGGGCAGTTTCTTGTTCTTGGGCCCAACAGGTACAGGTAAAACTGAACTTGCTAAATTGTTAGCCGAAAACTTAGGAATGAAACTGTTACGCTATGATATGAGTGAGTATCAAGAAAAGCACAGTATTGCCAAGTTGATTGGTGCACCTCCTGGATATATTGGCTACGATGATGGCAATATCGGTGGCGGATTACTGATCAGTGATGTTGAAAAGAATCCTAACTGTGTTATCTTATTTGATGAAATTGAAAAAGCACACACTGATGTCAGTAACCTGTTGTTAAGTTTAATGGATGAGGGTATTATTACCAGCAGTAACGGCAAAAAAGCAGACTGCAGAAACGCCATTGTTATTTTAACCAGTAACTTAGGTGCTGCAGACGGGGAAAGAAATAGCATTGGCTTTGGTAGAGATCTTGAGCGCAAAGGCGAAGACGATAAAGCAGTTAAAGATTTCTTTAAGCCTGAGTTCCGTAATCGTTTGGATGCAATTATTAAGTTTAACAAGCTGAATAAAGAAAGCATTAAGAAAATTACTATTAGATTTATCAATGAGATGAATGACCTATTAGGCAACAAACAAATTACTGTTGCATTAACAGAAACAGCATACGATTATGTTATCAAAGAAGGTTTTGATAGTAAAATGGGTGCAAGACCATTGAATAGAAAAATTAATGATTTAATTAAAACTCCGCTAAGTAAAAAGATACTATTTGAAAATATTTCAAACAGCATAATCAGAGTTGACTATACTGATAAAATTGAATTCCATATTGAAAATCAATTTGCACCAACAACCTAATAGACAGAAATGGATAAATTGCACTGGACCCAATTAAATCCATCACTTGAAATTAAAAATACCAAGAAGAAGTTTTTCAATCGGTATCTTTATAAAGCAGTGGTGTTTATGCCAGCCGGTAGAATTATTCACGCGACTTCAAAAGAGTCAACTGACGCATTGTTGGAAACAAGAAAAACCATTGCGTTTAGTAATAGAAATATAAATTGGGGCGGCAGTTGGCAAAAGCGTCAAGTTGAAACTATAATAAAACATCAAGGTTCAGCTGAACAAATAGATTATTTTAGACAACTGACTATCAAATTAGGTGACGATTTTAAGTTTAGAATCGAAGAACCCTATATGTCTATATACGCACAAGATGAATCTGCTTTATATAAAATATTAATTTCGTCACCGTTGAAAGAACGAGTGACTGAATTTTATAGGCCTGAAAATCCCGAAGCTGAAAAAGTATTAAATCAAGGCGAAATCATTGTTAAAAGAAATACAGAGTACGAATACAAAGTTGTATTTCGTGAAATGTATTGGGGCAATGTAGCCGAAAAGAATCAAATATATGACTATTTAGAAAGTCTGGGCGATGTAGTTAAATTGACAAAAAGTTGTAGAAGTACACTTGCGTCAAAAAGATCCTGGTTTAACAGCATTTACTTTTATACCAAAGATCCCAGCATATTGACATTCTTGAATTTGATTTCTCCGGGAATCGTATCAGGAATATATAAGCTGACGAAACTCGACTGATAAATATTTGTATATTCAAGGAGCCTATGATGGCAAAAATCTACGAAGAATCAATTACGATTAAATTAAGTGTATTGGAAAAAGACAACACGATTGCCGACAGACAATCGCTAGTAACCGACGACATTACATCTGCATTAGAATCAGTAGTGGAAGAACTATTAAACGACAAATCTGTTGTCGTTGAAGTATCAACAAATTAACCAAAGAAAGTAATCAATGAGCAATAAAACTCCTCCAAAAGCTACCCAAGTACAACCAAAACTTACTGGGGCAACACCAATTCCAAAGCTTACAAAAGCAATTATGCCTGTACCAGGTGCCGCAAAAACACAACCGCAAGCACCAGCAGGTCAACAATTTGACTTTACAAAAGTACACGTACATTTCGCAGTTCCTTGCTACGGTGGTATGGTTAGTGAACCAACAATGACCAGCTTCTTGAGATTTACTCTTATTGCAGCCAAAGTAGGTCTTAACTGGAGTTTGGACACAATGGTTAATGAATCATTGGTAACTCGTGCACGTAATAACTTGTGTGCTAAGATGATGACCAACGATGCAGCAACACACTTTATGTTCATTGATGCTGACATACGTTTCGAGCCAGAAGCTATTTTTGGTATGATTGCAGCTGATAAAGATGTTATCGGCGGATTGTATCCTAAGAAATCATTGCCTATTGACTATGTTATTAACTTGAAAAACGGCGGACGTATTGAAGGCCCAATCTTCCAAGTTGATACACAAGGTACTGGATTCTTGTTGTTCAAGAAATCAGTATACAAGCAGTTGTGTGACAATCATCCAGAGTGCAAATACGTTGATGACATTGGTTTAGGCAAGCAGTTTGAGCCATTTATGTACAGTATTTTTGATACTATCATCGACGAGCGTGGTCATTATTTGAGCGAAGACTGGACATTCTGCCGTCGTTGGCAAGCAATGGGTGGCGATATTTGGGCCGATAGCCGTGTATTGTTGAATCACATTGGACACTATGAGTTCAAGGGCGATTTGGCAGCACTTGAGCGTAAAGGTCTCAAGCGTGTTGACACCAGCACTCCAGAGGGCAAAGCTGCAGTTGAAGCACAAATGGCCGCAGCGGCTGCTGCACAAGCCGAAGCTAATGCTGCCAGTGCATCTGCTGATGCTCCACAAACAGACGAAACCCCAGCTTAACTAATTTGGCTAAATACTGCAATATAATTAAATTATTGCAGTATGTACTCATTTGAACTATTTGAAGCTGGCGCAACCCGTATAGTTGTAACCTACCCCGGACGTTTTCAACCCTTCCATCAAGGGCACGCCGGGGTTTTTCACGCACTCCAAAAAAAGTTTGGTAATGACAATGTGTATATTGTTACCAGCAATGATCAAAGCAGTGCCAAAAGTCCTTTTAATTTCAGCGACAAATATCAGTTAATGACTGCTGCAGGTATCCCTGCCAATCATATCATTGAAGGCAATCAAATGTACAAATTGCCCGAAGGTTTTGATCCTGAGACTACAGTATTTGTTACTGCAGTGGGTGCACCTGATGCCAAAAGATTAAACCCCGATTCTTATCTAAAGCGTGATAATGCTGCTTCAGGCAAAAAAGCCGGAGATCCCAGTTACTTTTTAACTTGGGGGAAGAATGATGCAATGCCTGCTATGGAACACGGCTATGTAGTTGTAGTTCCTGAAATCAAAAAATCAATTGATATCGACGGACAAACATACGATGTTAGCCATGGCACTGAATGCCGTAATCTATGGCTAAGACTAAAAGATAACGAAAAAGGTCGTGCAGAATTCCTAAAACAGTTGTATGGCCGTGCTACACCAGAATTAGCACACATATTTGATAAAATACAACCTGTTAGTGAAGATGAAATGCCTGACGGCGATTACAGTACTAGTCCTATACACGGCGGTAATGTAAGAGAAGATGCCAGTGGATATATTCCTAAGAATAAAAAAGAAGCACGCGATCCACGTTGGAGCAATGCACTAACCGTAGACGTGCATCCAGACACTCCAATGAAGAACCTACGTGCATTTAAGTTAGCAGAAACTGTCAACCCAGACGATTTTCATATACACGACACTGACAAGCTGGATCGTGTATTGGCACATTTGTGTAAAATGATTATACAAGGTCAACAGGATCGTCCGGACTACTACGGTATGGTTGCATCGGCAGTAATTGATCCAAAAAATCAAATTGCATTGGGTATAAATTATCTTGCCGACGAAGGCAAACGTGTGCACGGCGAACGTGCAGCTATAGACGAGTATAATAAAAAATACGGCGAGATTCCCGAAGGCAGTATCATTGTTACTACACTAAGCCCTTGTTGCAGTCCAATGGATGAGCGTTACGGTGAAAGTTGCACAGACCTTATCAATGATACCAATGTACACAAAGTTTACTGTGGTTACAAAGATCCTTCACAAGAAGAAACAATTAAAAAATTATTCCATACTGCAGCTACTCGAAATGATAAACTACAGTCGTTATGCAAAGACTTTGCCGATACATTCTTGGGTGTAATCAGCGAAGACGAAGAAGGCGGCCGTGCAATGATGGGCAAGTTGGCTGACACAGGTAAGATTGTGCGCATACTGCGTAAGCAATATTCAGTGCCGTTTAGCCAAGAAAAAGAATGGTTATTGATTGATACTGACCCTGAAAAAGGCAATCGCGGCCTAGGTATCAAGTGGGTACCTGCTAGTACCAAGTTTACTTGGATTCGTCCTTTTAGAGAAAAGATTGACGAAAACAAAGACAGTTGGCAAAAACATAAAAATCCACGTGCAGGTGGAATGAGTAAAAAAGCAGTAAAAAGCTATCGTCGTAGTCATCCAGGCAGTAAAATCAAAACTGCAGTTACCAAATCTCCTAAGAAGATTAAAAAAGGCAGTGCAGATGCCAAACGTCGTAGTAGTTTTTGTGCACGTATGAAAGGTATGAAAAAGAGTCGTACCAGTGCTAAAACCGCACGAGATCCTAACAGTAATATAAACAAAAGCCTGCGTCGTTGGCATTGTAACGAAAGCATCAACTCTAATAGTGATGCAGAGTTTCCAAATTTATTGGCCAAGTTTTTGCCTATAGCAATGCAGGATTTGAAACTTGATAAGTTGCCTAAAATCAAGTTGGAGAAACACATTCAAGACAAAGACGGACAAGCAACTTTTGGACGTTTTGTCAACAACACCTGTACTATACACCTTGCTATAGCTGATCGTCATCCAGTGGATATTTTACGCACTTTGGCACACGAATTAACACACTACAAACAATATACACTCAATGAACTAACTTCTGGCAGTGGACGTACTGGTAGTCCTGAAGAAAACCAAGCACACGTTATGGCGGGTATTATTATGCGTCATTTTAACAAGAGTTTTCCCACTGGAGTTAACTTAACTCCAATTGAATTAAAATCTTAATAAATATAGTATCATCTGGGATAGTATACAATGAACAGCAAAGATTTTTTACACGAAGGTATTGCGGAAGACGCACATCAAATGCACATGGATCACGAAGTGCAAATGGCCCGCGAAGAGCTTTATCACGCTGCAGAACACGCAATTGCTCTGCACAAAATGTTGCAACACGTTAGCGAGCAACAGGGATTGGAAGGCTGGGTAAGTGCTAAAATTACGCTAGCCAATGACTATTTGAATACAGTCCGTGAGTATATGGAATACCAGTTAATGACACAGGACTCAACTCCTACAGATATGAGCCAAGAAGAACCAATCGACGAGCGCAACTCCATTGTTACCAAGTTAGCTAAAAATCAATTGCGCGGACATTACAGACACGGTGTTAGAGAAAATGCCAGTGGTGGTGCAAGCAGTGCAGGCAGTGTTGCTACTGTAGTCAAAGGCGGTAGTGGCAAAACAAATTTATTAGGCGGCCCAGAGTGGAATGGTCCTAATCCATTTAAGAAAACTATTAAGAAACGAGCTGCCAAATGAGTTCAATGAAGCAGTTATTGGAAGCAGTCGACAAATATACTTTTGCCGGTGAGCCCGAGCAAAAGCCTGGAGACCAAGTTCGAGGCACAGACAAAGCCAAGCCAAGAAAAGATCACCGTCATCCATTTGCTGGTAAGTTGGTGGGTGGATGCGAAGAAAGCATTATGCTTGAGCTGGACAAAACTGCCAAAGCTACTTCAATGATTCGTCGTGTCAAAGAAGCATACGAACAAGTTGAAAATTCAGAACCCAAGGCAGCTCCTAAAGACACAGTTGCTAAAACTTGGAACCAATTGAATCGCCAAGAACGCACAAGCGGTGTTAAAGGTCGCACTATTTGGAATCCGAAAATTCGCAAATATCAAGTGGTGTTTGATGTTCCTGCAAAACCACAACAAGTTAAAGAATACGGTGCAACACCAGGTGCTCCCAGTACCACAGGTGGTGCACAAAACCCAGATGCACAAACTACAGCTGCAAATGTACAAAAATCAATGATGGCCAAAAATAATCTCAGTAAGATTGCATCGGTTGATAAGAATATCAATCCACAACAGGCCAATCAAGCATTGATGGCAATGGGCAATAGTAAAAATACCAATACACCTATTACTGGTCCACAACTAAGACAAACCAAACAACTGGCAGACTTGGTAGGCGATGCACTCAGTGATCCTACCAAAGGTAGCCAAGTTGCTAACTTATTGCAACAAGTAGCAAGAAAGCAAGGACAATAATGTTTATTAACGATTTATTTGATAACAAAAAAATACAAGAAGCTGCTAATGCTGCTCAACAGGCTGCAATTGCCATTAATATGAAAAAACATCATCAAAAGCCCAAGGATATGAAAGAGGCTGAAGTAGATGAAATGTTTGGTTTTATGAGTCCTAAGAAACCTAGTCCCACTGACTATGCAACAAAAGTAAGCAGTGCCCCTAAGAAGTTAACTAAACAAGACTACGACGAATTAATGAAGCAGTCAGAAAGACCAAAAGGAACACAGGTTGTATATCATAACAGAGATGAATATGTTAAAGATATGCAAAGAAGAAATATCAAGCCAGCAACCATTGAAGAAGAAGATATTGCAGAAGGCGAACGCAATATGAGTCGTGCTGCTAAAGGTGTAATGAAATATGGCAAGGATGGTATGAAGGCATTGGCCAAAGCAGGTAGAGAAGGTGCCAGCGACGAAAAATTAGACACTATACGTGACAAGTACGACCATTATAACGAAAGTGTAGCAGAAGATTCAGAAAAACGTTGTATGCAATGTGGTATGAAAAACTGTAGTTGTACACCAGGTAAATGCAAGTGTAAGCCTGTTGCAGGTTGGGTACCAGGCAAAGGTTTTAAGAAGGCTATGGAAGAAGCTGCATTAAACGAAAAATGGAGTCAAAAATACAAGAGCAGTATTAATTGCTCACATCCAAAAGGTTTCAGTCAAAAGGCGCATTGTGCCGGTAAAAAGAAACACAATGAAGATATAACTATGGAAATGACCTGCCCTGATTGCGGTATGTGCCAAACACACGGCAATCTTAACGAAATTAAAAAGGGTCAAAAAGATTCAAATGGATACACCAAATGTTGGCCTGGCAAACACGCAGAAGGTACTAAGAAATCTAGTGTTACAGGTAAACAAGTAAGAAACTGTGTACCAAACAAAGGTGTGAAGGAAGGCCATGCAGACCAACAACGCAAAATCTTTAAGAAGAATGGTAAGCCAGTAGGCGAAGTTGGTATTGACCGTGAATCAAGTCCTGGCAACGGCCAATGGTATATGAAATGTTATGCTTACGACATAGACAATGCGGGCTACGATTCATACGAAGAAGCCGTTGAAGAACTAAAACATTGCTTAAAGCAAGGTGTGGCGGAAGGTGGTGCTGAGACAAGTTGGTCTAATGACACAGATACGATTACACTACAGGATATTTTAGAATTAACCAAACACATTAAACAAATAAATTTACCGATAAACGATAATCTAAAGAGTAAACTACTTCATTGGGAAGGTAACCCAGAAGAAATAGAAAGAGTTAATCAAGTAACGGTGTCTAATCAATTTCCTATTTTAATTATGGTAAATGAGCAAGGTCAAATAGAATGGATCCTTGATGGCAACCATAGACTACATAAAGCAATACAGTCCCAAGCAAAAACAATACCTGCTAAACTTATTAGACCCAACAATCTTAACGACAAAGCAAAGAAAATATTTAATATAAAAGAACAAGGTGTGGCGGAAGGCCATCCTGAGGACGACGATGATCACGAGTGTTATGATTGCCGCGGCACTGGCGAAGGCCAACACGAAGGAACCAGTTGCAGAACCTGTGGTGGTACTGGCGTAGCACGCCCAGATCACGAAGAAGATGATTCAGATTATGAAGAACGCTTAAATTATCGCAGAAGATTTAGAGAAAGTAAAATCTATTATAATGTAGTAGGTACACCTGCTGCAGCATTGCGTGAACAGTTTGGTATGAGAAAAGACCGCAATGGTTGGTACTTGAAAGAAACTGCTGGCCGTAAGCGTATACTTGAGGCACACAAAGCATTTGGTAATCCTTTGACAGAAGGTATGAATCTAGCTGCTTATAATGGCAGTACTGCTATCATCGGCGACGGTAATGCCATTAGTCCAGTGGGCAGTAATCCACGCAGACAACAAGAATTGATCCCTACACGAAATAGTAAAGCGAAGAAAAATGGAAGAATTAGTTAAAGCTCTCAAAATTGCATTTAGTACTGAATTCAGTTTCTATTTGAAAAGTCACTACTTTCACTGGAATGTGGAAGGTGCAGACTTTTTTGAATATCATCAATTGTTTGAAGCTATCTATAGCGAAGTTTACGAAAGCATCGATCCATTTGCAGAAAACATTCGCAAATTAGGCAGTTATACTCCTGGCAGCTACACACGCCTAAGTATGCTGACACAAATTGAAGACGAAACCGATATTATTCCTGCTAAAGCAATGATTGCAGAATTATTGGAAGATAATGAAAAAATAATCAAAGTATTAAAACTGGTGTTCGAACTTAGCGAGCGCGAACGCGAAGCTGGACTCAGCAACTTTTTAGCCGAAAGAATGGATGCACATCGCAAACACGGCTGGATGTTGCGTGCTAGCTTAAAGTAAGACCTTGGCCTTAGGACCGGGAGGGCGGGTGCTGCCCAGAATGAAGGAATTCGCTACTCTTTTATTCCAAAGTGACCTTGACTTTCTAATTAAATATAGTATAATCAACTATAACTTTTAATTCAATTATGATCATTTGGTTCAACTGTAAAATTACCGACGTAAGACTCAACCCTAACGTAATCCCCCGATACAATCTGCGCAACGACAATAGATACGATATTGCAAAATACAGCTTTGCCAGTTACGCACCATTACTACCATTAACTACTAAATTTATTTTTAATTTAGAACTAGCAGATGCATTTGCCGGCCGTGAAGCAGATATGCAGGCCTGGTTAGAAAGTATCTTTCCAGCAGATAGACTTAGCATTCATTGGTATAGAGCCAACACAAAAGAACAATGGCAAGCAGTCAAAGACGAAATGGATCAACTGGACGATGATCTAGTGTTCCCAATGGGTAATGAAGATCATATTTTTATGGACAGCAGTATTGAGATTATGTCTCGAGGATTAGACCTATTGCTTGCAGATCCAGATCCTTTTGCAGTTATCGGCACTAGCCATTATCCTGAAAGTATTCGTGCTTCCTATTTGGGACACGGTGCATTGACTGAGTGTAAGTCATATTTGGTTTGGAATTTTCCCTGCAATGATGCAATTCGCATTATGAAAAAAGAATTTTTGCAGTATTACATTACAAACTTTCCAGTTACCACAGGTCCAGTATTTAGAACAGAAAATTGGAATTCAGTAATGTTGCCTGACAACACAATGTATACTCCTATCAAAGAACAGTTTAGACATTTTGATGGATATCATCACGTGGGCATCAATGCAGAAACTGCTCCACCTTTGGAAATTCCTCCAGGATTTTTTGAAAGTGCAATAATTGTTCGTTATGGATTCGATGATAATGATGCTAACAGTATCAACATCAATCCATTGGCAAAGAATTTATACGCTGCAGATATCAACGGTGCTGACTATAAATTTACACTACAAGATATGCCATTATTTTGGTTGCCTTATATCAAAGAAATATTGTCTGCAGACAACATTGATCATCAAGCAATGGCCGAAGCTAGAGATCGATACTATATAGATTTGGCAAGAGTACACTTTAATTGGCCACATTTTAATCTAAGATTTGATGACTCAAATCAAATACCTTATGATTGGATTAGTCCAGTTATGATGGTAACCGAATTTGCAGAAGTAGATTGACTTACTGCAGGTATTCCTGTACAATAATTTTTTAGGAGAACTTATGAGCGACCGTACATTCAATGGCGAGGCGAAAATTAAACTTACCCAATTAATCAATGAGGGTATGACTGTACTACAAGAAGTAGAAGATCTTACTGCTGGACTTAACGACACAGTTAAAGCAATCGCAGAAGAATTGGAAATTAAACCAGCATTGCTTAAAAAAGCAATTAAAATTGCACACAAGGCTAAATTAGGCGAGACCAATAAAGATCACGACGAGCTTAATACTATTTTGGAAACTGTAGGTAAAACCCTTTAATGGATCAAATATCAAATGCATTTGTCGATATTTATAAATGGGCCGAGCGAGATTATCGCGAGTGGCCACTGAGGTTCTGTGTTGAAATATTGGCTTGGGCTATTAGTATTAGTTGTAGCCTCACCATGGCTATTACAGTACCCAATCCTCCTCTTTTGGCTCTTTACCCTGTTTGGATATCTGGTTGCGCTATGTACGGTTGGGCTAGTTGGACTCGTGGAAGCTTTGGTATGCTTGCTAATTACTGTTTGCTTGTTAGCATTGACGCTGTGGGGTTATTCAGGATGATCACTCAATGAGTTACGTAGACGCATTATTTGATCGCAAAGGTGATCGCATACACATTGTAGAACGTGTAAATGGCGAACGGGTATACAAAGAGTATCCTGCCAACTATGTGTTTTATTACGATGACCCAAGGGGCAAGCACCGTACTATTTACGGCACACCTGTTAGTAGATTTACCACCAACAACGGTAAAGAGTTCCAAAAGGAAATGCGTATACAGGGTAATAAGCGACTATGGGAAAGCGATATCAAACCTGTATTCAAATGCCTTGAAGAAAACTATTTAGGTGCAGAACCTCCCAAGTTACATACTGCATTTTTTGACATTGAAGTAGACTTTGATCCTAAACGTGGATTTAGTCCAGTTAGCGATCCGTTCAATGCTATCACTGCCATCAGTGTGTATATGGATTGGTTGGAAAAACTAGTAACGCTGGTAGTACCTCCCAAAGGTATGAGCTGGGCCACCGCAGAAGAAATTACTAAAAAGTTTGATGACTGCTATATCTTCGAACGTGAGGAAGATATGTTGGATACATTTCTTAACCTAATAGACGATGCAGATATCCTAAGCGGTTGGAACTCGGAAGGCTATGATATTCCCTATACCACTGGACGCATTACTCGTGTGCTCAGCAAAGACGACACACGCAGATTATGCTTGTGGGGACAATATCCCAATCAAAGAATGTTTGAACGCTATGGTACAGAAAGCGTAACATTTGATTTAGTTGGTAGAGTCCACTTGGACTATATGCAACTGTATCGCAAGTATACATATGAAGAACGCCACAGTTATAGCTTGGATGCTATTTCTGAATATGAACTAGGAGAACGCAAAACACAATACGAAGGCACATTAGATCAGTTGTACAACAAGGATTTTCCAACGTTTATTACTTATAATCGCCAGGATACCATGTTGTTATCACGATTGGATAAGAAACTAAGATTCTTAGACTTAGCAAATACCATTGCTCACGATAACACGGTGTTATTGATGACCACAATGGGCGCAGTAGCAACAACAGAACAGGCAATTATCAATGAAGCACACAGTCAAGGATTGGTCGTACCTAACAGGAAACATAGAGAAGAAGAATCAGACACAGAGTCGCAGGCCGCAGGTGCCTATGTTGCTTATCCCAAAGTCGGAATGCACGACTACATCGGAGCAATTGACATCAACTCGCTCTATCCCTCGGCTATTCGAGCCCTTAATATGGGACCAGAAACAATTATTGGACAGCTGAAACCTGTAATGACTGACCACTACATCAAAGAAAAGATGTCCAGTGGTTCTAGTTTTGCAGCTGCTTGGGAGGGATTGTTTGGCAGCTTTGAATACGAAGCAGTTATGCGTGGCGATGCCGGAACTGAAATTACTGTTGAGTGGGAAGCGGATGGTACCAGTGATGTAATGAGTGCTGCTGATATTTGGCGACTGGTATTTGACAGCAACAAGCCTTGGACTATTAGTGCCAATGGCACATTGTTTACCTATGAGAAAAAAGGTATTATCCCGGGACTGCTAGAACGGTGGTATGCTGAACGTAAACAGATGCAGGCCAAGCTCAAAGAAGCTATTGCGGCCGGAGACAAGGCCGCAGAAGAATACTGGGACAAACGACAACTGGTTAAGAAGATTAACTTGAATAGTCTGTATGGTGCTATTTTGAATCCAGGTTGTAGATTCTTTGATCATCGTATTGGACAAAGTACTACACTAACTGGCAGAACTATTGCTAAACATATGGATAGTTTTGTAAATGAAGCTATCACTGGAAAATATGATCACGTGGGTGATGCTATTATCTATGGTGATACTGACTCAGTTTATTTTACTGCTTGGCCTGCTATCAAAGATGATGTGGCAGCCGGTCGTATGGAATGGAATAAGGATACTTGTATTCAGGTATATGATAATATTGCTGATCAAGTCAATGATTCATTCCCAGGATTTATGGAACGTGCTTGCCATTGCCCCCGTGAGATGGGCGCTATTATCAAAGGTGGCCGAGAACTTATTGCCACTAAAGGTCTTTTTATTAAAAAGAAACGATACGCAGTATTGATCTTTGACAAAGAAGGCAAGCGACAAGATGTTGGCGGTAAGCCAGGTAAAGTTAAAGCCATGGGCTTGGACTTGAAGCGTAGCGATACTCCCAAAGTAGTGCAAGACTTTTTAAGTGAAATCTTGTTAGATGTGCTAACTGGTACAGAAAAAGAAGACATTTATAAAAAGGTCAAAGACTTTAAGTTATTGTTCCAAGACCGCCCGGCTTGGGAAAAAGGCACACCCAAACGTGTCAACAACTTGACCAAGTATACTGCCGAAGAAGCAAGACTTGGTAAAGCCAATATGCCCGGACACGTTCGTGCTGCTATGAACTGGAACAATCTGAAACGTATGTACGGTGACAACTATAGTATGGGCATTGTTGATGGTATGAAGACCATCGTATGTAAACTCAAAGATAATCCACTGGGCTACACCAGCGTAGGATATCCCACTGATGAAACACACATTCCACAGTGGTTCAAAGATTTACCATTTGATGATAACCTAATGGAATCCACCATTGTAGATCAAAAGGTAGACAACCTGTTGGGAGTATTGAACTGGCAAATTGCCGAAAATACTGACATCAGTTCAACCTTTGCTGATTTATTCACTTTTGAATAAACAGGCATTGATTTTTCTAAATATATCATATACAATAACACAACATTAAGGAAATTAATATGAAAGACCACCTTTTAGACATCGTACAACATACACACAGCCTCGGAGGCATTGATATTGCTAAAGTTACAGGCACAGAAGATAATACCATTTTAGAAGCACTTTCTGAAAATCGTAGCATCATTCTGCAGGCCAAATTCAAAGGACCAGTAGCAGATTTTATTGGAGTATTTGGTATGCCTAATCTCAGCAAACTAAACACTATTTTGAATATTCCAGAATACAAAGAAGACGCAGTTATTACTGTTACTCGCCAAACCAAAGGCGAAGATAATGTACCAGTAGGCGTACACTTTGAAAACAAAGCTGGTGACTTTAAGAATGATTATCGTTTTATGGCAGAAGCTATTGTAAGTGAGCAATTGAAAAGTGTTAAAATGAAATCTGTTAAATGGATTGTAGACTTTGTGCCTTCTAATAACAGTTTGCAAAGATTGAAATTCCAAGCCAGTGCTAATAGTGAAGAGCCTAATTTTTCTGTAAAAACAGAAGGCACGGATCTTAAATTTTACTTTGGCGATCACAGTAGCCACGCAGGAGACTTTGTGTTCCAAAGCGGTATCAGTGGCAAGTTGACTAAAACTTGGAGCTGGCCAGTTGCAGCAGTTACTAGCATTTTGAGCTTGCCCGGTGACAAAACATTTAAGATCAGTGACGAAGGTGTTGCAATGATTACTGTAGACAGTGGCATTGCTGACTACAACTATATGTTACCTGCACAAACAAAATGATCCGAGACGACTTAACCAGTAAGCAAAGCGACTATGCGGTATTTTTACCAGCACTCAGTAGCTTTTATGGCACTTACATAGGCAAACAAAGGCACGATCCCAACTACATAGATCCTGCTCGTATACCTGCACAATTTGAAAATGGAATTGAGGGCCTTAACTGGTTAAACAGTAAAGAAGGATACTTTCATTACAAATGGGCATTGTATAGTGCAGGGCACGCCAATTTGGATGTTAATAAATTCGATCCCAAAGAAGATATGGTTCGCAATCGTGATCCCAATACCTTTGTATTGGGCGATAGTGGCGGATTCCAAATTGGTAAAGGGGTATGGGAAGGCGATTGGAAAGATCCCAATTGTCCCAAAGCTATGAAGAAACGTAGCCAAGTATTAAGCTGGATGGATGCTTATATGGATCGCGGTATGACCCTGGATATTCCAGCGTGGGTAGCCCGTAGTCCTGCAGGCCAAAAGGCCACTGGCATTTACTCATATCAAGATGCAGTTGATGCTACCTACATCAACAACGAATACTTTATGAACAATCGTACAGGTCGTTGCAAGTTCTTGAATGTGCTACAAGGCGAGGATCACACTCAAGCAGATGATTGGTATGAACGTGTTAAAAAGTTCTGCGATCCCAAACAATACAACCGTCCGTTTGAAGGATGGGCTATGGGTGGACAGAATATGTGTGACATACATCTTACACTTAGAAGATTGGTTGCACTGCGCTTTGATGGCCTGTTAGAAAAAGGTCTACACGATTGGATGCACTTCTTGGGCACCAGTAAACTCGAGTGGGCCACGTTGTTAACTGATATTCAACGTGCTGTTCGCAAATATCATAACAGCCAATTTACCATCAGCTTTGACTGTGCAAGTCCATTCTTGGCAACTGCCAACGGACAGATCTACTATGATATCACTACTCCGGATCGTGGCAAGTGGAGCTATCAAATGCAACCCAGCGTTGATAATAAAAAGTATGCTACAGACACAAGGCAGTTTGGTGATGCACTATTGCAAGACCGAATATTTGATACTTTTGTAGAAAGCCCAGTTAGTCTTAGAACACTAATCAAAGATGTTTGTATATACAAACCCGGTGATCTAAATAAGATTGGTAAAGAAGGTAAAACTTCTTGGGATAGTTTCAGCTATGCCATTCAAATGGGTCATAATGTTTGGACACATATCGAAGCAGTTCAACGTGCCAATAGAGCATACGACAGTGGTAGTTATCCAAATATGTTGGTAGCCAGTAAAATGAATGGCAAAAAATTCCAACAGTATGATCGCCATTTTTTCAGAGACATTGTTGACGCTATATTTGAAACCAGTGATCGTGGTCGTGCAGAAGAACTAATCGAACACTATAACAAATATTGGAAAGCCATTCCTGGAACTCGTGGTTATACCGGTGAAAATACGCAAAATAGCAACACTATGTTCAATCAATTGTTTAGTACTGTTGACGATAATTCAGATGATGTGTATAATACAAGAGATAACAGCGGATTAGATGAAACGAAACTTATAGAATTGGAGACTTTATAATGGTAGAAAATGCAACTAACATTTTGGCGATGACCATACTTAGCGGATGTGCAGTAGTTTTGGCAATTATGTTTATTATCTTAATTAACAATTTGTTACATAAGTATTGGAAACCATTGGGTTGGTTCAGTGCGTGGGGTGTTGCACCAAGATTTGTGACTACCGAAGACGCCAAGCAAGACCCTGCAATGGATCCCAATCATAAATGAAAGCACTTGTTGTTGGCTTAGGTATAGGACAGTTGTACAAAACTGTTTTAACCAATCTCGGTTATGAAGTAATAACTGTAGACTCCAATATTGCAAAAGGTGCAGACTTACCTACAGTAGATTCTGCAGTAATAGCACACGCACCTTTTGATATTACATTTGTTTGCACACCAAATCATACACATTTTGAATTGGCCGCAAAGGTTGCACCCTACAGTAAAATTGTATTCATCGAAAAACCCGGAGTATCAAATAGTTTCAGTTGGACTAATTTGGTAACTGTGTTTAAGAAAACACGTTTTATGATGGTCAAGAACAATATGTGGCGCAGTAATATTGCCGAGTTACAATCGTTGGCCAGCCAATCTGATACAGTAAAGATACAATGGCTTAGGCATAATTGTATCCCTAATCCTGGCAGTTGGTTTACTACAAAACGATTAGCATTTGGTGGTGTTAGTCGAGACTTGATGCCACATTTGTTAAGCATATACATTGCTCTAAATCCCAATTGGCGTAAAGTGTCTGCAACCAACAGAAATGCAGTTACAAATTGGAAACTAGCAGATATCGAAAGTACAGAGTACGGCACAGTTAACTACAGTGGAACTTATGATGTAGACGACCGTTGTACTATTAACTTTGGCGATAAATGGGCTTTGGTTGCAGATTGGCGTACGCTCGAAGAGGACAACAGCTCAATCGATTTTATTGCTAATACAAACACCAATGTGGAATTAGGTTGGTGTCCTGAAGATGCGTATACTGCAATGATTAAAGATGCAGTCGCTAATATTAATAATCATCAATTCTGGTTAGATCAGTTTGAAATTGATACTTGGATTCACGAACAAATAGAAAATCTATGACCAACAGAATTTTATATACCAACGGACAAGGTGAATTTGCAGAAACCGTATACGATAAACCTCCAGTGGGCGAATACGAAATCGAAGTTCGATCAGTGTTAACCGGGGTATGTCGCAGTGATGTGGATATGATGACGGGCAGTTTTGGTCCGCTACCTTTGAATATGAGTGGACACGAAGGCCTTGGTCAAGTCACTGCAGTGGGCAAAGGTATCTACGACATTAAAATTGGCGATTATGTTGCCACACGCGGTGAGCCGGCTTATGCTGATTCTTATAATGTTCGAATTAACGAATTTGTGCGTGTGCCATCAGCAGAACCTAAATACATATTAGAACCTGTGGCCTGTGGTATTAATATTATACAACAACCTATTAGGGAAATAGCAGAACGCAGTGGCCCGGGTAAACGATTGGTAATATTAGGTAGCGGATTCCTTGCGTGGGTTGCGTATAACACTATTAAATTATTGCATTTAGACTTTGATATAACTGTAGTCGGTCATAGCAATAAAGATCTTTGGGGTAGTGCACTCAAAGATGACGCCAAAGTTGGTCATAGCAATAAAGAGCAGTGGAGTAGTGTACTTAAAGATACTGCCGAAGGCACTTACGATGTGGTAATTGATCTAAGTGGTAATACCAATGTATTCGAAAGTGATATGGTAAATGCCGAAGCATTGATTGTGTTTGGTGCACAAAAAATGCTTACAACTGATTTCTCCAATGTGTTGTGGAAAGCCTGTACTGTTATATTCCCAAGTCCAAGGACCAAAAGGTTTATTCAGTGTATGGAAGATGCAGCATATTGGATAGAAATGGGCGATTTAGTCGTTGACAGTTTCTGGACTAAAGGCTATAATAGAGACACTGAGTGGCAAAATGCATTCAGAGATTCATTAACCCGCCCTGAGAATTATTCAAGGGGCTACATTTATTGGAAGTAATATGGCACTTGATACAGATAGCCGTAAGATGATTACCTACTTTGTAGGTACAGAAGTAGAAAACACCCCAATGAAGAATGAAACTACATTATTTGTAGTAGGCATTCAACCAGTAGAAGACATCATTGCAATTGTCAATGAGTCATTAAAAGATCCTAATCCAAAAAATCATATCAAAAATATTTACTTTGGTACAAGCCAAAGTTTCCATCCCGAGAACGCATACGAATGGGCTGCGTGGGATGATATGATCAAACCTTTGTTGATCAAAGACTACTGGGTGACTTTAGACTTTGGTGTTGAATATGCTCGAGAACTACACGAGAACGGTTGGTGCGAATACAACACATTCATCCCTATGATCAGTGTTAAGATTCCCTATATCAAGCTCTATAACTATAATGCTACACTAAAGATCGACGACAACACTTGGGGAGATACAAACCCCGGTGTTTGGTGCCATCCCTTAAACGAACTGCTAACCAGAAACGTCTACACAGACTGGCGTGAGTATGTTGGTGATACACCAGTGGGTGTGCCTGCCAAAGTTGAATTCGAAGATATTATACAACCACCTAAAATTAAGGCAAAAAAGAAATGATTAATCAAGATCAACGTGCACAAATAGATAGAATTATGGCGGCTGCAGATCGTATGATCTCAGTTACATTCCAAAAGGAAGGCATTCACTGCTATCCAGCAGCTGCCACAGATCCAATGTTGGCTACAGGAGATATGTATGATGTTAGTTTTCTTGGCACTCCGCATCGTCACATTTTCCACTTCAGAGTCTATATTAGTGTTACTCATAATGACCGCGATATTGAATTTATACAGTTCAAACGCTGGTTAGAACACTTATACTCTAATGGTACATTGGAATTAGATTATAAAAGTTGCGAAATGATCAGTGATGATCTTTACTTACAGATCGCTGCTAAGTATCCTAACCGTACAGTTTGGATCGAAGTTAGCGAAGACGGCGAAAATGGTGCGGTAATCAAATACAATACCACAAGACCCGATTTATCAGTTGTTATTTAATAATAAGGAAAACAAATGTCACAACCAAAATGGCTTGAAAAATATCTAAGAATGAAACCCGAAGTCGATAGACTGTTTGATGACTTGGAAGGCTACAAAGATTTTTGTAGAATGAATATGTTGAAGTACGATGAGAAAGATTTATATCG